TGTATTGACGGGGGTAATTATTACTTTTACAAACTATTTAATTTTATTATATTATGGCTAAACAAGCTAAAGCAAAGCAAGTTGAGGTTGCTCCTCAAGAAGAAGTGGTAACAAAAGTTACTACTCCAGTAAAACCTACAAAACCAGAGTGGGAAATTAAAGACAGAGTATATTTTTTAAAAGGGGATAAAAATCCTTTAACTTTAACAATACCGGGAAAGCATACAAGAAAACATGCTTTACTGTACTTTGATGAAAAAACTGGAAAACAAAGAGAAATAAGATATGCTACAAATCAAGATTCACCTTTAGTTGATGAACAAAAAGGGGAAGTTACTATGGGACATATTAGATTTCTTAAAGGAACTTTAACTGTTAAAAAAGCACAGCAAAATTTACAAAAATTATTATCTTTGTATCACCCTTTAAAAGGTAAATTATACGAAGAGTTTAGTGCAAAAGACGAAGCGATAGATGATTTAGATATTTTGGATCTTCAAATCGATGCTTTAAATGCGGCTAGATCAATGGACGTAGATCATGGAGAAGCAATACTAAGAGTTGAAATGGGATCTAAAGTAAATGAAATGAGTTCTAAAGAACTTAAAAGAGATTTATTATTATTTGCTAGACAAAATCCAGAGTTGTTTATTAGCTTAGCTAATGACGAAAATGTACAACTAAGAAACTTTGCTATTAGAGCACAAGAAGTTGGAATAATTAAGCTATCACAAGATCAGCGAACATTTATGTGGGGATCAAATGATAGAAAATTAATGAATGTTCCTTTTGATGAAAACCCTTACTCAGCGTTTGCGGCTTTCTTAAAAACAGACGAAGGAGTGGAAATCTATAAATCTATAGATAAAAAACTATAAAAACATGTAATACTAATAAAGGGCTCGTCTATTCGGGCCCTATATTATAACACAATAAAAAAATGGCGGTAAATATAAATACAGTATATACAACAGTCTTGTACATATTAAACAAAGAACAAAGAGGGTATATAACTCCCGCAGAGTTTAATAGCTTAGCAGCCCAGGTACAGGGTGAAATATTTATGTCATATTTTCCTGACGGTAATCAATTAAATCGTCAAAACCAAAACAATACACAAAACGATACAGAGTTCTTTAATATGTTTAAAGACACCGCTTATAAGCTGCATCCTTTTGAAAGAACAGCAAATTTTACTTATAACAACGCAGCAGCCGTTCTTGGCTGGGAATACACAGGTGTTGGCGTTATATTCAAATTAGGTGAAATAATATCTACTTACAACACTACAAATCCTCAATACGATTCAATAACACAACTAGTTAGCCAAAGTGATTTTAGCAAAATAACAAGATCTAAACTTACAGCCCCTACTATACAGTTTCCTTTATGTACAACAGGACAAGGGCCT